CTAACTCAACTACATCTGGTATTAAGATTGCTACAGATGCAATCGCATTTACACCATCTGGTTTAATTGACCAGAACAAAAATATGGTGTTGTCTTATTTACATAAGGCAATTAAACCTGTCAATCAGTTAAGAATGATTGAAGATGCAACTGTTATTTACAGAATTGCAAGGGCACCAGAAAGAAGAATTTTTAAAATTGATGTAGGTAATTTACCTAAAGTTAAGGCTGAACAATATCTTAGAGATGTTATGGCCAAGTATCGTAACAAATTAGTTTATGATGCAAACACTGGTGAAATTAGAGATGACAGAAACTATATGTCTATGCTTGAGGACTTTTGGTTACCAAGTAGAGAAGGCGGTAGAGGTACTGACATTACTACATTACCAGGCGGTCAAAACTTAGGTGAGATTGCAGACATTGAATACTTTAGAGCAAAACTTTATCGTTCTCTAAATGTACCAGTAAGTAGATTAGAAGGTTCACAAGGTTTCAATCTTGGCCGTTCTACTGAAATTACAAGAGATGAATTAAAGTTTACTAAATTTGTTCAAAGATTAAGAAAGAAATTTACTGAGTTATTTAATGACATTTTAAGAACTCAATTAGTCTTAAAGAAAGTTATCTCAGATGACGATTGGCATATTGTTAGAGATAGTATGATGTATGATTTCTTACAAGACGGGCATTTTGCTGAACTAAAAGAAAGTGAAATGTTACTTGAAAGAATACGAATTGCGGACTCAATGAGAGATTATGTTGGTAAATATTATTCAGTAGAGTACATTAGAAAGAATGTGTTGAAACAATCTCAAAGAGATATTGAAGAGATTGACGCACAGATTAAACAAGAAGTTGAAGATGGCATTATTGCTGGACCGGAAGAAGATACCGGTTCTTTGACTTAATTAGGAGAAAACAATGAGTGAACATGTTAAAAAATTTGTAGATGATTTGGCAGCTGGTCAAAATGCGGATGCAGGCGAAGCGTTTAAAGATGCGTTAAGAGATAAAGTAGCAACATCTTTAGACCAAGCAAGAGTAGATATTGCAAAGAATATATTTAATGGAACTGAAGCAGAACATATCAGCGACGCTAAACCAGAATACGCAGGTCCAAATGATAGAACAGACGCTATCTTTGATGACCAAGGACAACAAATTGAGTTTGAGCCAAATAACAATCCACAGCCAGAAGCTGAGGCACCGGCAAATGAAACTCAGTAACTTAATGTCAGCACCAATTGACACTAAGACTTTTAATGAATTGCCACCTTTACATAAAGAGGTGGTCACTGACTTCTTTAAAGTATTAGATAAAGAAGAAGGTAATGTAATAGATAAACTTGAAACGGCAGTTGATAAGACTGCTAGTTTTCATAATGTTAATACAGATGTGTTGTACAACTATATTGATAAAGAAGTTGACGCACAATTAGGAGTATAAACAAATGGCATGGGTAACTGTTCCAGGTTCAAACGGAGTTTGGGAGTATGATAACGCTGCTACTATCAGCGACACATATCCGGATTCAGCTGATGGTGCAAACTCAACTATCTCTGGTGGTATAAGAACATTTACAAAACCAGATGTTGGTGGTACAGTGCAAGTTTATATTAAAACTAGAAAAGTAGGTGAAACTACTTTGCGTGGTGAGTTATCAAAAACTTTTTATGACAGCACTTCAGGACATATAGGATAATAAAATGGCAGATACAGTAAGTACACAGACAATTGTAGATACAACTGGTGTTAAGTATGTAACTAAATTAACTAATTTTTCAGACGGCACAGGCGAGAGTTTAGTTACCAAAGTTGATGCATCAGCTACAACATTTATGACCGAAGACGGTACTAAGAAGATTAGTAAAGTATGGTATTCTGTCAATACAACTAACAACAAATCAGCGGTTGAGTTATTGTGGGGTGGAACTACTAACGCAACTGCTCTAATATTATCTGGTAATGGTTATTGGGACTTTAGAGATGCAGGTAATGAACTGCCAAATAATGCGACCAGCCCTACCGGAGATGTACTACTTTCAACCAGAAACTTTGCAAATGGTGACAACTACACAATTATTGTAGAGTTTAGGTAAAAAGTTGTATAAATATTAGATACAAAGCAAAGAGAGAGTAATATGAAGTTAATTTCGGAAGAAGTATTAGACGCACAATATATTGTTGAAGAAAACGAAGGTAAGAAAGAATACAAAATTAGAGGTATTTTTCTACAGTCTGATATTAAAAACAGAAATGGTCGTATCTACGAAAACGCTGTACTATCAAAAGAGGTAGACAGATACAATAGAGAATTTATCCAAAAAGGCAGAGCATTTGGTGAGTTAGGTCATCCTGACGGACCGACTGTCAACTTGGAAAGAGTTTCGCACATGATTAAAGCACTTACTCCAGAGGGTAAGAACTTTATCGGTGAAGCGAAAATCATGGACACTCCATACGGTAAGATTGTAAAAAACCTTATTGATGAGGGGGCAACACTTGGTGTTTCTTCTCGTGGTATGGGTTCCTTGGTGCAAAAAGGTGGTGCTAACTATGTTGGAAAAGACTTCTACTTAGCTACTGCTGCTGACATTGTTGCAGACCCTAGCGCTCCAGACGCTTTCGTTGAAGGTATTATGGAAAGCAAAGAATGGGTATGGAATAATGGTATATTAGTTGAAAAGGATATTGAAGCTTGGAAGAAAGAAATCCAGAGTGCTAAAGCACGAGCTTTAGATGAAGCAAAGGTAAAAGTGTTCTCGGACTTTCTTAGAAAACTTTAAAGTTATAAATATCAATAAGAAAGAAAAATTAATTAATTTTTTTAAAATATAAAAAGGGAGATTTCTCAATGGCCGATACAGAAGCTAAAAATTTAGAGGCGTTAGAAGCACAAGCGGTGGCGGAAGCAGCTGCTGATGCTCCTAAAAAGAATGCTGTAGCGGCTGAGCCAACTCACCTGTCAAATGAGGCAGAAGATTTAGGTCCAGCTGTGGTAAAACCAACAGACAGCAATCCTGACGCAACTAAAAAAACTAGT